TTCATCAAAGCGGAGATAAACTTCTCCAGAGCTCAAGCCCCATTCATAAGTAGGCTGGCTAAGATGTAAAAACAACGGGAGTTTCAAACTCTCCGTGTAAACATCACCTTATCCAGGCTTATAAATGTTTCCAATAATTGGAGAGCTTGAAGCTCGTTACAATCTACGAATAAATTGCCACCACACACCGCAATGTGGAATTTTTGGTATATTTGTTCACCTTACCAGGCTAGAAACTAGACACAAATACTCTTTGGAGGAGGAAAATGCTCATCATGGTTCTTATATTTTCTAAAAGGTATAGAAACTCTAAAAGAGTCTCCATTCCTCTGGAAAAATTTGAAAACTGCATTGCAAACTTGCGCAGTTTCCCTTAAATCTTTATCGGGTACATCACCCGCATAGTAGATCACATAACCAAAATAATTTATTCCTACTCCAATACAAGGAGCATCAACAGCAAAATCTTTCATGTACCTCTTCAAATCATCACGAGGACATTTCCGAGTTTTTGCTTCAATAATAACATGAGTGTCTCCAATCTTAGTAAGACCATCAAAAGTCAATCCATTGTGCTCAAATTCAACGCCAATAGGTTTATATTTGTAATGAAAGGCCCGCCTCAAGACTTGATAAGTCAACAGAGAGCTGGGGGCATCACATAATTCACCCTTGGCTCCCATTTCTGGGAGTTTTCGTTGACAATTTCGCAACAATTTCTTGAATGCTGGTCCACCAAGATGGTGTTCATCCAATGTGAGATCATATGTATGTGAGTGGAAGAAATTTATGGGTCCCGAATAGGTTGGACTCTTAATTGTCTTCAAAAGATATTTTTGGAAAAACCATTCCAGATGCTCTATAAAATAAGGTCGTCCTACATTAAGACGATCTTTACCAAAGAGAGGTCTGAATTTACTAGTTTTTGCAGGGTGAACTAAGTTCTCTACAATAACTTTTTGTCCATATATCGCTTTCACAACAACAAAACCTGCTTCAACAACATAAATATCATATTCTTGAAGATCAAATAAGTCTTTTCGGAAATAAATGTAATTTTCTAAATTGAAGAAAGTCTTCAATTGTCCTAAAACATTAGCTTCCAAAGATTCAAATTCATCAAGTTGAGATTCAGTTGAAGAAAGATGCTGTTGAGCTTCCACCTTCAATTGATTATCATGAAGATTTTGTTCTTTTTCAAAGAAATCATTTATCTGTTTTTGTTGTTCAGTTTTTGGCAACATGCTTTCAGGTCTATCCTCTTCAATATCTGTTTTATCTGGTATTTTATCAGACTCCTTAATGGAATCGTCATCACTACCGGATTTAAGATTTTGAGGTGGAGTGGACTCGATAATACAATTTGCCATTTCTGAGGAAAGGTCATGCATCTCTTGAGTGTACTCATCAGATTGATCTTCATCTGGGACAAAGGCGACTTTGCCAGAAGAAATCAGTATTTCCCGTTCTGTCGAATCCATTTCTGACGTATCAGATTGACAGATTGCAACATTGTGTGGAACACAGAATTTTCTTGCAAATCGCTGGTACCAAGGTAATTTCATCTCTATATTAGGAGGTAAAATAAATTTCTTGGGCCATCTTGGATAAACTTGATCATACAAAAAGCTTTGCCAAGCTGATAATTCACTCTTAGGTGGATCCAAAAGAGCGTTCATCTTCTTAACATAATCTTCTTGATTTTCATCATGATCCATAAATTCGACAACTAACTCTCGAACAAAATCTTCTATCTTCCTATCTAGGTCAAGAGGATCTTCTACGGGTGCTTGTCGTTCTTTATGATGAATTGCTGATGGAGAATCTAGTTTCGTTGGTGGATTACCATAAGTTGGAGCGTTAGGAATCGCATCTTTCAATTTTCTTGATTTCCTTAACTTGAGATTATTTCCTGTACCCTTACCGAAGACTTTTTGGACTTCTTCGGTCGTGTCATAGTTGTAATCATAAGCTCTTGTATTTGATTCAGTGCCACCTACCTTCACTGGAGTTATATCAACTACAGTATCAAAATCTCTCAAAAATAAGACTTTGGATAAACGACGGAGAATAGCACTGTGGCAAACAAGCCAAGGCTCTAGAGAAAAAGGAAATTGTAGATTTGTTGTTATAATAACTAAATCTGGTTGTATGTAAACATTTCCTTTGAGTTCCAAATTAGGGTTCAACGATGTTTTTCGAATGTTGTTGACAAAGTCAATGATTTTTCTCCATGGGTTAACAGTCGACTTATTAGGGTTTTCTGCACCTATATCATCAAATATCACGACTTTATGATTTGTTCTATACTCAGATTGAAACTCATCAGTTTCATTTAGAGTAACTACATCATTTGCTGAAAATCTACCATATTTAAATTTCATTAGTTCTGCGGCTATTCTTAAAGCTGTACCGGTTTTTCCACAACCTGGATATCCTGTTAAAAGGATACAATATGGTTGTTTACGGATTCTACCGTCCGCTGAATCTAAGCGTAAATTCTCCAAAATATTAGAAATTCTAGTAAACACAGGTTTCTTTCTATCATCACGATTGAACAAAATAGATAAACGTGTAGCAGATTTGAGCCATGTCAGTCTCTGCATATAACGTTCTCTCGTGATACCTGCGACCTCCTCAGCACCAGCTTTAATAGCTGCCGCTAGAGAAAGGGTTTCTTCTATAAAACATGCATAATAAATGGATATATAAAATAAATATAAAAATGAAAATATAACTGAAATATGTAATGAAAATGAAGTTAAAAACATATAAATGGAATAGTAAAAACGTGTATATAAATTATTAAGTTTAGTAATCCGCTGATTTTCTGAGAATTACACCGGTGGATTAGCCAGTGCAACACATTTGTCAAATAACTGACAGAGCAAAGCGTTGAAGGGGACATTGACAATCCCGTTCCCGTAAATCATATACTCTGCCCATCCGTTTCCCGTGGGTTATAGCGATACGGATTGGTCGAAATAGCATTACACTACGTTTCAATGCACGCAGTAGCATCTTCAGAGTCGATTCCACAACTTTCCGTAAACAACTTTTTATTGTTATTCTTGTAATCATCATGGTAATAAGGTTGTAGCACTTGAGTCATCTCACTATATGGGATGATTGAGACTTGTGCTTTCAACTCTGGATTCTTGGCAATAATAGCTTGAATCTTCTCTGTGAATTTCTCATAATAAGCTTTTCCATGAAGGTAAGCTTCTCTGAAAGATCCATCAGTATAAGCTCCAAACTGTTCTGCGAAAGATAAGGGTGTCTCAGTTGGTTTCTTGACCCAAAAGAATTTCTTCAAAATGGAATCTTCTTCGATAGGTGCGACAATCTTGTTCAAAGTCTCATGCTTAACAAAGTTTCTCTTTAGAAAAGAGATTTCTTCGATAGGAATGTATGGGACAGATTTTGCACCCTTGTCAGCCATGGTGTAACCAATATCAAGTTTTTCAAACTCCTCCTGACAGGCAGTATGAGTGAACCACTTACAATGGTCTTTGACTGACATAGCATTATCATCTCCATATGTTGCGAGACTAACGTTCTCAGCGAATTTCTCCTTGACACTTCGATTGAGAGCGTAATAAACGTAACGCATCATTAATGAATTGCAAATGCTATTGAGTTGTACCGTAATAAGGTTGCCAGATGGATTACCATTGGCAAAACGATACAAGTCACCTTCGAATAAGATATTAGGGTGAATGATATCAGATAAAGCACCTCGCACTAATGCAAGTTCTTCATCTGTACATCCAACTTCCTTATACCAAGAAACGATAATTTTGGCGGCTGCACTTGTAATTTGAGCAGCCATCCGAGTGTCAAAACCTGAAAAATCTCCAGCAATCATTTTAGCGATACTGTGCTTTGTCAGGTGTTGGTAAAGCTCTTCCCATTCCCTAGAGGTGGGTTCGATGCCTACCAAACACTCGGTCTTTCTCCAGAATTTCCTCATAAATCTTGGCACGCCTGCCAATGCTTTTCTTGAGGCAATAAAGTTTGCGAAACCACTTCCATAAAACTTCCGAACTTTTTCATCGGCTTTCTTGTTTGGTAGTAGTTCATTAACTTTGCTGCTAGCTTTATAAATCGCTTCCGATCTATATCCGGTACGCCAGCAGTCTTCTGTGCGATCAATTTCCTTTTGAATATCATATTTGTCATTGAATTCTCTTGGAATTTGTACTAAAGATTCATCCATAGGATCTCTCTTCAGACATTGTTTCTTAGATTTTCCAATGGGAAAACCGGCTGAGGTATCGTTGGGACATCCTCCTAAGCCGAATTCACCTATGCCATCCATAGCCTCCTCATGGGAGTAAATTCGCAACATATCTTTACATTCTTCCCGATTATCTCGGATAGCTTGCAAAGTGTGCTCTTGGTAATCTTCGATCGCCTTCAAGAGAATATCTCCCTCATAATGTTGAACTGGATTAGTCAACTTGTTGAGAGTAGCCATACTTTTGGAAACGTCATTTGGTTTCTTTGGTGGTTTGTGCTTGTTGGCTCCAAAACTTTCTGACACACCTTTAAAAGGTGTTGGTATATAAGGAGTTCTAGCGCGACTTTCTAAGGGTTGTCCGTCTTTCAGAACTTTCCCAATGAAGGTCACAACTGTCTTATCCTGTGTACCATCCTCACGGGTGTACAGAGGTTTGTCATTCACAACTGTGTAAGGTGTATCATAAGTATCTACCTTCACTTCAGATGCTGAATGGACCAACAATGTTGGACTAGTCTTATCTAATTTGGCTAATCCTTCTCGCAAAAGTGGTTGTGTAATACACGTTAAATATCCACTGTGCGATTCAACATATCCCGCAACATGAAAACCATAAATGATTCCCTTTGATGAGTCAATGTATGGTGCACCACAAAGTCCACCGAAACCTTTAAAGTCCAA